AAATAACGAGGGTGGTGGAATATCTACCACCCTTTTTTTATAAAATATTAACCACACTTTAACAAAGTGTTAAAATTTTAACAAATGAGCTGTGATATTGCAAACGGAAGAATAGAGCCTTGTAAAGATGCGGTAGGTGGTTTAGATGCTATCTACATTATCAATTACGGAGACTATTCTTACCCAAATGATTTAACGTATAACGTTACCAACACGGATGTTATTGATGACATTAACAACGTAACAAACGTGTATAAATTCGAACTTAAAGGAACTAACTCTTTTGAGCAAACGATAAACTCTTCAAGAGACAACGGAACTACTTTTGTAGAGCAGGTTTTAGTTGCCAACTTGAAAAAGCAAGATGTAGCTACCCATAAAATGGTTAAGTTACTTGCTTACGGAAGACCTCACATCGTGGTAAGAAACAGAAACAATCAGTTCTTTCTTGCAGGTGTAGAGAGAGGAATGGATGTAACTGCGGGTACTATCTCTAACGGGACGGCACTTGGGGATTTTTCTGGGTACACTTTGACGTTCACAGGAATGGAGAATATCCCTGCAAACTTCTTAAATTGTTCAACTGAGGTAGGGCTTAGAACGGTTCTATCTAACGCGACCATTGTAACTGTATAGTTTTTCTTTCATAATAGTTGGATTAGGGTAGCTTCGGTTACCCTTTTCTTTTTTAAAACAATATCGAACTGTTTAAGTTAATATAGTATGATAGTATTAAATGTATCAGCTACAAGCCAAATTATTAGCTTCATTCCACGAGAGGAAAGCTATGATACTTTGGAGTTAACTGACGAGCAAACAAATGATACGCAGGTTGTAACTATAATCGATTCTACGGTAGGTGAATATTACCACACTATAGAAGCTATATTTAATTTAGTTGAAAATCATTTCTATATGTTGGTATTAAAAAACGGGAGTGATATAGTATTTAAAGACAAGATATTTTGTACTAATCAGCCTTTGGTATCATTTAGCGTAAACAATGGTCAGTATGTAAGTTCGACCACAACAAACGACTTTATAATTTATGAGTAATCTACACATCTTAAATTTAGCAAAATACGAAGCGCCTGTCATTGAGGAATCAAAGAAGAATGAGTGGGTAACGTATAGAGAAAACAACTCTTACTATCAGTTCTTAATTGATAGATATAAAAACTCTACTACCAATAACGCTATTATAAACAATATTAGCCGTTTGGTATATGGCAAAGGTTTAAGCGCAGTAGATGCTTCAAGAAAGCCTAATGAATACGCTCAAATGATGTCTATGATTAACGCAGATGATATGCGTAAAGTAGTATTAGATTTTGAGATGTTAGGACAAGCAGCGTTTCAAGTACATTATTCTAAGGATAGAAGCAAAGTATTAAAGGCATATCATATACCTGTGCATCTTTTAGCACCTGAGAAGTGCAATAAAGACGGACAAATCGAAGCCTACTACTATTCTGACAATTGGGAAGATTTAAGAAACTACGCGCCTAAAAGAATTCCTGCATTTGGATTCGGTAATGAGCAAGTAGAAATTATGTTCATTCAGCCTTATTCGGTAGGGATGAAATACTTTAGCTATGTAGATTATCAAGGTGGCATCCCATACGCAGTATTAGAAGAAGAGATTTCAAGCTATTTAATTTCTGAGGTTCAGTCTTCTTTTAGTTCACGCACGGTAGTAAACTTCAATAATGGGCAACCAACACCAGAGGAGCAAGATATTATTTCTTCTAAGGTTATGTCTAAACTTACAGGCGCAAATGGACAACGAGTAATCGTAGCATTTAATAACAACGCTGAAAGTAAGACTACAATAGATTCTATACCTGTAGACAATGCACCCGATTTATACAATCAGTTGAGTGAGGAGTGTATGCGTAAGATTATGTTATCACATAACGTTACAAGTCCTTTGCTTTTCGGTATTGCTTCAACAAATGGCTTTAGTTCAAATGCGGATGAGTTACAAAATAGCTTTGTGTTGTTCGATAATTTAGTTATACGACCAAAACAAGAAGTATTACTTAGTGCTATTGATAGAATCTTAGCAGTTAACGGAATCAGTCTTAACCTATTCTTTAGAACTCTTAAACCACTTGAATTTACAGATTTAGAGAACGCTCAAACTGAAGAGCAAGTAGCAGAAGAAACAGGAACGCAGTTAAGTTCACAAGACGATTTTATATCGAATGCGTTAATTGAGAAAGGAGAAGAGCCTAACCAAAATTGGCTTCTAATAGACGAATACGAGGTAGACTATGATAATGACGATAAAGAGAATGAAATGCTTTTAAATGGCGTTAAATTGTCTTTATTTGATAAGATAGTAAACTTAGTTAGTACAGGAACTGCAAGACCTAATTCTAAATCGTCACAAGACGAAATTATAGATGGTGTTAAGTTTATTACTCGTTATGTTTATGCAGGAGATACTACAGAAAAAAGTAGAAAGTTTTGTAAAAATATGATTGCAGCTAATAAGATTTATCGTAAAGAAGACATACTTCAAATGGGTAACCAAATAGTTAATGAAGGTTGGGGTCCACGAGGAGCAAATACTTACGATATTTGGCTTTACAAAGGTGGTGGTGGTTGTCATCACAGATGGAATAAACGAGTATATGCAAGTTTTGAAGGTGCGGGAATAGATGTAAACAATCCTAACGCACGAATTATAGCAGGTAAAAAAGCAGAAGAATTCGGTTATGTAATCAAGAATCCATCTTTAGTATCTACAAGACCTATAGATATGCCGAACAAAGGATTTTTACCAAAAGAAAAATAAACAATGGCGGAAGCACTTTTAATATCAAGAACAGACTTAGTTAAATTTACTGCGGTAAATGCTAATGTAGATACAGATAAATTTATTCAGTTTATCAAAATAGCGCAGGATGTACACCTACAAACTATGTTGGGTACAGACTTGTTGAATAGAATTAAAGATGAAATTACTTTAGCTACGTCAGGAATCCCAACGGCAATAACTGTAACAAATCAAGGAACAGGTTATACAACGGGAACAGACAGAAGTACAACAAGCGCAACGGGAACGGGTTTAAAATTAAATATTACTGCTGCGGCAGGGTTAATTACAAACGCTACAATAAACACGGCAGGAACGGGTTATAAAGTTGGAAATACTGCAACGGTAGCAGGTGGTACAAATGGAGCGGTAACAATCAGTTCAATCTATACAATACCAAGTGCGTATAACAATCTTTTAATTGACTATATAAAGCCTATGCTTATACATTGGGCAATGGTAGAATATTTGCCTTTTGCAGCTTATACAATCGCTAACAAAGGAGTATATAAACACGATTCCGAAAACGCTACTACAGTAGAAAAAAACGAAGTAGATTTCTTAGTAGAAAAGCAAAGACAAATAGCACAACACTATACGCAAAGATTTGTTGACTACATTAATTTTAACACGGCATCTTTCCCAGAGTATAATTCTAATTCAAACGGTGATATGTACCCACGAGGAGAGAATAACTTAAATGGGTGGTATTTATGAAGAAGTACAAGGTAAAAGAAAACAATATACAAAAGTTAAAGTTATACTTAAAGAAAGTAGAGAAAGATGGCGAACACAATAGGATGGGGACAAGGCGTTCTTAACACGATTAGTTGGGGAGCAGATGGAAGCAGCGGTGGTTTAGAGACTACTAACCTACTTGCTGAGAATTCTGATTTCTTTGTTACAGAAGCAGAGGACTTTCTTATAGACGAGACATTATTTAATAGCGGTGGATTTGGAGCGATATACGATGCTTCTTATTCAGGCGAAACATTATTAGAACGATAAAAAATACAAAATGGCAGAAAAGAAAATAAGTGAACTAACGGCTAAAGGCGCAGCACTTGCGGCTACGGATTTAATGGTTATATCTGAGGTTAGCGGTGCATCGTACGTTACTAAGAGAGTTACAGGAGCAAACGTTAAGACATTTGCTCAAAGTGGTTTGCCAACTGAGGTGCAAGTAGCTGCATCAGATGAAACTACAGCACTTACTACGGGAACTGCAAAGGTTACTTTCAGAATGCCTTATGCAATGACAATTACTGCGGTTCGCGCATCTCTTTCAACTGCTCAAGCATCAGGTAGTATCTTCACGGTTGACATCAATGAGGGTGGTACAACTATCCTATCAACAAAGTTGACAATTGACAATACTGAAAAGACATCTACAACGGCAGCAACTGCTGCGGTGATATCTGATAGTGCATTGGCGGATGATGCTGAGATAACAGTAGATATCGACCAAATTGGTGATGGAACTGCGAAAGGTTTGAAAGTTACTATCATAGGAACAAGAGTATGATAATCAATCCATATTTAGTGCAGCCAAGTGTTCCTCCATTTAGCTTTTTGCTTGATACATACACAGGCTCTGCTGCTGCCTATTCTACTGCAAGAAGATTGTCTTCTACATATACTGGCTCACTAATTAGAGTTAGAAGGTCAAGTGATAATGCAGAACAAGATATAGGATATACTGTAGGCAATCTATTAGATGAATCAGCACTGACTACATTTGTAGGTGCAAATAATGGATTTGTAACTACAGTTTATGATCAAAGCGGGAATGCTAAAGATTTAACTCAATCCACAGCAGGATCACAGCCTAAAATAGTAAATTCAGGATCAGTGATTAAAGATAGTTCTTTTCCTGTAGCAGATTTTAGTGGTGGTGTAAGATCATTTGAAAATACATTATCTGGAGCTTCTGTTGTAGATCAATATTTTTTACTTAATTCAAATGGAGATACTCAATATTTATATCCTTATGCTAATGCTGCAAGTAGTGGTTATGGATATGTAGCAACATCAGGATCTTCAAGCACATCTATTTTCGATACATATGGGACTCCATCTTTATATGTAAATAATTCTTTATCTACTCCAACCACACGTAATGATGTATATAACGTTTTGAATGGTAGAAAATTAATTGTTCATCAAAATTGTAATACTTCAAGTTTATTTACTTCTTATAAATTTGGAGGATATGCTTATAGCTTTGATTTTAATGGATATTTTTCAGAGTGGATTATTTGGAATTCAAATCAATCATCTAATAGATCAGGGATATCTGATAATATTAACACATTCTATTCAGTATACTAATGGAAGTAAACGGATATAAATACACTACAGAGCAAGAAGCAATTGATGCGAGAGAGGCTTGTGATACTTACTACGGCATTCCTGTAGCACCTGATGACGTAACACAGAATTGGGTAGATTATCAAGCTGCTAATTTGGACAATCCTATCTTTTATTATATCAGATTTGATGAATCATTGAAAGCAGTATTAGGAAATCCTACAGATTTTGAAGTTACTACACCACCATTTCCTTCTGTAAATTAAATAAATAGTTATATTTGCCACTATGGAACCTATAACGATAATTGAATCAATAAAGAAACACGGAGTAACGGGATTACTTTGTCTTTGTCTATGGTGGATGAATGGTAGACTATCTGACGTTGAAGAAAAGCTATACAATTGCTTAACGACTTCTAAAGCGGTTAGTGCATCTAAACACGAACCTAACCACGTTCAATTATTTGCTATACTTCCTGATAAACTAAAAGTAAAATATGGAACTAAAAGAAAGATGGCAGTCTAAAACTCCTAAGTTTTGGAAGAAAGTGCAAAGAGTAGGGATCATTGCAGGAGCAGTAGGAGCGGCTATAATCGCAGCACCTGTAGCTTTACCCGCAGCATTAATTACGGCAAGTAGTTATTTGTTAGCAATTGGTGGAGTAACTGCTACACTATCACAACTTACTAAAGAGTAACTTACCTAATAGTAATATGCAGTTAAGTAAGCATTTAAGCAGAGCAGAATTTGAGCGTTCAGATGCTGCTACAAACTACGGAATAAGCAATTCGATGAACTCTGGGCAACTTGCTAAAGCTATGGCATTGGCTATTAATTGTTTTGAGCCTATTAGAGAGCATTTAGGAAAGCCAATTAGAGTTAATAGTGGTTATCGTTCTCCTGCCGTAAATAAACGCATTGGAGGGGCTCTAACGTCTCAACATAGTTTAGGCGAAGCAATAGACTTAGATTTACACGATAGAGATTTATTCGAGTGGATTATAGATAACGTTGTTTTCGACCAATTAATTTACGAAGCAGGAAATGATACTGAGGCAGCGTGGTTTCATATTTCCTACCGAGAGGGACATAATCGTAAGCAAGTCTTACGAATGATAAAGAAAGGCGGTAAATCTACCTATATACCCTACAAACGCAAATAGAACCGAGTAACATCGGTTTTTTTATTCAAAATTATTATGAGAAGGCGTCTATTTTTTGACATAGAAACATCGTTTAATATTGGTATATTTTGGAGAAGTGGTTACAATCTTACAATACAACCAGAAGACATTATAAAAGAACGTGCTATAATTTGCGTGAGTTGGAAATGGGAAGGTA